GTGACAGCTATCGCAAGGGATGAGTTCCCAGAGAACACAGCAGTATCGATCAAGGTTGTCGTTAGGGACGATACCGACTTCGCCATCTTTTCGGGGAGTCTAACGTTTGAAGTTCAGTGGAACGATTAACTGACGCCCTACCTCAAAATAGCTATGTCCCTTTTCTTCAAAAGGGCGATCTCACCTCGACCAACCAACGGACTGCTGGGGGCTCGGACGGGAAAAACGGCCGGGCCTTCTTTTTTTATGCCGCACGATTATCTGACTTTGCAGTAGGCATCCCGGGTAGCGTTGTTGGCCCGAACTTGTACCTGCGTTTCCGGTGTGTCCCGGCTGGAATAGGTTGTCGGCTTCCACGCCCTGCAGACATCCGAGGCGACCGAGCCCACGGTCTTCGCCGCGTCAGTCCCGCCGGTAAGGGTCGAGAGGGTCGGGCTGCACGCTGCCAGAACGCACAGCATCGCCAGCAGAAACGGCAGCGTCCACGCGCTTCCGGTGAAGGTTTTCCAGCTCATTGAGCACTGCCTTTTCTATATCGATCCGTTCAGCCCGCCGGGCGACGTAGCCGGCGAGCTGCAGGATGATTTTGAGGACCGCCAGCCAGGTCATGCGGATGTCGGCTTGTTCGGAGGAAACCACCAGACGAAGAACGTGTTGACCGCGGCCAGCACGGCACCGGTGATCTGGGCAGTCGTGAAGCCGAAGACGGTGCAGATCTGATCGAGATCGGCAGTCGGGCCAGGAACGCACTCGGCGATGCCCTTGGTGCTGAGCCAGACGAGCAGGATGGCGACCGCGTTACCGATGACGGCAGCGGCAAGCTTGCTGTAATTTCCGAACATGGGATTTCCTTTCGAGGTTAGAGCTTGGATTGCACCATGGCGCGCATTTGATCGCCGATCGGGATCGCGCCTTGGATCGAGGTGTCGAAAGGCAGGCGGGCGATATCCCACTTACCCCTCTGGGTGATCTTGAGGGTGGTTTGCACTTCGGCGTGGCTGAGGACTGTCTTGCGATCAACCTTGATGCCGTAGCGCTTGCAGAGCTGGGCCAGGACGTAGACCAGCGCATTCCACTGCGTTCTGGTGATGGGCTGCTTGCCTGCGCTGAACGGGCTCTCGACGGCGCCTGCCATGCCGCAAAGCGAGACGCCGATCGAGCCGGTGTTGCAATTGAGAGTATGGGCCGCGTACCCGGCCTTGGCCTTCGGCTCAGTGTTCAGCGCGATCGACGGCTTGCCGCGGACGAGCTTGCCGTCTCCCTCGATCAGGATGTGGTAGTGATCCCGGTCGAGGTCGCTGGCTTTGTTCTGACCGGCTGTCCAATGAAAGATGATCCGGGAGATTTTCGCGTCGGGCAGCCAATCGGCGGGGATGATGCCGAGACTGGCGCGAGCTTCATCGGCTGTGGTTGCCCCGGTCCCTGGCGGGAAAAGGGGAGCCGTAGGCGGGGCTTCTGTTGAAAGTGGCGCCTTCAAGCCATTGACGCTTCGGAGCGTCGCCAGCTCGTCGAGGGCCTTGTTGACGGCGATGATGCTTTCGGAACCGAAGTCCCCGTCAGCGCCAAAATGAGGCAGCGGGTAGCCAAGCGCGATCAAGCGCCGCTGCAGAGCCTGCACGGTCGTGTTCATATTGATTATCCTTGTGAATATCCAGCTTCGCTCAAGTTAGCTCTTGCTAACTTAGAATCTCAAAAATCAAGGAGACGGGTAGCGTGAGTTACGAGTGGGACATTGAGCGGTATATTGCAGCCCAGGACAGGAGGCGTAGCGCGTCGATCACGCTGCTCCTCCTTCCGCTCATTTTCTATTTTCTGATGTTCTAATCAACCGTTGCAAAGATGCACTCGACTCCCGGGCAGCACGGTGTTTCACTCTGAAGCAGTGAGGCGTGAGGGGGCGAGTAATGGTTTACGAGTGGGATGCTCGACGAGCGAAACGTGCGTCTTTGATTAGGATGATCACAGCCTTATTGGCCGGTCTGATTGTTGCGGGTATCCCCGCCTGGATCGTAACCAAAGCTATCGAGCTTTAGATAATGCCGGGCCGCGCCCCGATCTTATTCGGCCGGAGCGTAGGTCAGGACTTCTGCTGGCGTCGCAGTGATTGCCGCGATACGCTGGTTGTTGACGATCGGATCGGCATCGACGATAGGCGCATTGGTGAAGTCTGCGGCGATGACCGAACCCGCATTCGGGATGGATGCCCAGATCCAATAGGGATTCCCAACCCCCGCAATGGCCTTGACATACTGGCCCTGATTGCCGTTGGCGGTCGTGACGACGCGAAGGCTTGTGACGCCCTGATAGGTGATGTTGCAGACCATTTTCATTGGTGTGGTTCCCATGGTTACAGTGCTCGCATGATGATGATGGAAATGCAGGCTGGGTCTGCTGGCGTTCCGGCCAGGTCAGTGGTTGTGACGGTGAAACCATCCACGCTGTAATCGTCTGGCTGCACGTAACAGCGGAAAAGACCGCCATCGAAGACGTTGACGATGTAATCGGTATCGGGCTGAGGGGTGCCGAAGAACATCAGGAACTTGCCAGTGTCGATCGCGAAGCCGCCGGCAATGGCGCTATCGGCAGCGAACCCTTCGACCAAGCCGTCATTGATCGAGAGCTTGGCGGACGCGATGGTCTGAGGCGTCCGGGTGACAGGCGGGATTCGTGAGGTGTCGATCGAGACAATGCTCATGCGCCTACTCCATCAGTAAGGTCCGCTTCGTTCACGACCCACCCCATTCTCTCCGATCGGTCGGGCGGAAGATCAGACTCGTCGATGATCTTGAAGGGTAGGCCCGTCGGCACCGCGATTGCGCCGATCTCCTCCATCGTGTGGGTTTCGTAAGCATGGGACGCAGGCCAGAAGACCGCCGCGAGGCCATCCGGTCGCCGATAGATAATCACTTGTGACATGAAATTAGCTCCTTACCAGAGGACCGCGAGCATGACGTAGTCGCAATCAACCTGGTTGTTGGTCCCTTGGGTGAGGCATTTGACCGAAAACCCTGCCGTAGTCGGCGCAACATCGATATGCGCGCTTCCGTTGTACGATGAAAAGGGTACGCACTGAGCGCTTGCCAGACTGGTTGACGCCGGCACGCGGCAGGTCGGGACTACGGCATAGTTCGCGTGAGGTGGGGCAACACTGAACACGGGAGCGTATTGACCGACGCCGTTGTCGGTCACACCGAGAATATCATTGCTTGCGCGAACAGCGAGGGTGCCGGTCCCGTTGAAGTTCACCCACGCCTGCACAGCGTCGGTAATGCCGAGGTTGGTTTTTGCTCCGGCCGCGGTAGAAGCGCCGGTCCCCCCATTGGCGACGGCGAGTGCTGTTCCAGACCAATTGCCGTTGTTGACGGTATTCAGCGTCGATAGCGTCCCAAGCCCCAGCCCCGTCCTCGCCGTCGCCTGCGTTGTCCCTCCCGTGCCTCCGTTCGCGACAGCGAGCGCTGTGCCGGACCAATCCGAATTATTGATAGTCGATTGGGTAGCGAGGGAGCCGAGCCCGAGGGTCGCCCTGACAGTTGCGGCGTCTGCGTCGTCGAGAATGGTGCGAGCGAATGCCGTGAGTGACGAAGTGGCATACGTATCCAACGCGGTGGTGTAAATCAGTTGGTTTGCAGCGGTCGTAAGACCAGCGATGGACTGGAGGCCCGCATCTTGAGCTTGCACGTTCGTACCAATCACGAGACCTAGAGTGGTCCGCGCCGCTGCGGCGTCAACATCATCGATGAGCGAGCGCCCGTAAGAGGTGATCGTCGTCACCGCCGCCGTGTCGACGCCGGTCGTGTAGATCATCCTATCGGCGACCGTGGTGAGCCCCGCGATCGACTGCAACAGAGCGTCCTGAGCCTGGACATCGGTTCCGATCACCAATCCGAGGTTTGTGCGCGCGCCACTTGCCGTCGTCGCACCGGTACCGCCGGCAGTGACCGGGCGTGCAGCATTCGCGTCGGCCGCGAAGTCGTCGAGCTGGGCGTTGTACGGCGCCGATTGGATCGTCGTGTTTGGCGTACCCTTCGACCCCGAAAGAAGCGAAAAGACGCCACCAGTTCTAGGCATTGCGTTCTCCTAATGTAGAGAAAGCCCCGCGATTGCGAGGCCTTTCAAGGATGTCGGCGGTTCGGATTCGACTCTTGCGGAGGTTGTGCGATGATCCTGGGAATGGAGGAAAAGCACATGTCCGAAGACGAACCGAGAGAAGCCAGATCGAATGACGTAGTTCTCACGAGCGGTAAGAAAATCGCCGTTGGCTCTGAGTGGTGGACCCTTGAAAACACCGACGTTGCCGTCGACTATGTCGATCTAATTACCGAGGCCCGCCAATTTAACGGGGTCGTACACCTTTCCCTGGGCGCAGGCGTTCGCGACGCCAATAATGCCGGTGTAGTCAGGGTCAGCACTCGCTTTCGGATGAATCTTCTGGTTGCTCAAGGTCTGCACAGTTTGCTCGGGAGCATGATTTCGGACGCGCTTAAGCCAGTTGACAAGTCTCAGGCCAATTGAGCTTTTCATCGTCTTCTCCTATGTTGCGGGCATGATCCGTGCCCTTCTCTTTATGATTGCTGTGGTGGTCTTAGTTTTCGGCCTATTCTGGTGGTCAGGAGCAAACCGAGCCGAAGCGTTCGGATACTGCGAGATGCGCCGAATGGAGCAATCCATTCCGATGCAAAACGCGAACATCTACATCGACCACTGCATGGCGTCGCGCGGATTCAACCGGCCTCCAGGTGGGTGCAGTTACGACCTCCCCGCCTATCCCTTCTGTTATGAGCCGGCGTGGGTCTTTTGGCGTTAGGTAACGCCAATTGCCCGGTTGCCCGAACTACGGTATTTCATTGCATATGCAGATCGACCACGACCCTAATGAACCATCGCGAAAGGCGCTGAAAATCATCGGCGTGTTGACCGCCGTGATTGTGCTTTCGGTTATGGTTCCTGTTGCCGGAGGCCTGCGCTGGACCGTTGACCAACTTCCCGAATGGCTAATCGGCGTTTTATTCGTCGGGTTCATGTGCTTTGCCGCCGGCTTTTATAGCGGCCGTTGGGATGCAAAGCGTCAGTTTCGGACGCCCGGAAGAGACGAATAACCTGCAAGTCCGCCCCCACGGGTCAGAGCCCTTACAGCCCCCTCGCGCTGTTGGTCGATTACGTTTCTCTGCCCGCGCTTCAGGATCGCCTCGACGATCTGGTCACGCGAAGTGCCCGTAGCAACACTGAGCTTGCCGATATCCTCCGCCAGCTTCCCGGCATTCGTTTCGGCATTGCCCTGAACCATCCGCTTGATGATCGACCGGGCGAGCCGCGCCGTTGTGCCGGCGAGAGTGGCGTCGGACGGGATCTCCTGGCCCTTGGCGACTTCGTCGAGGAACTGGTTGAACCGGGTTCCCATCGCCGTGTCCGAGCCGCGCGTCACGCGGTTGGCGGTATCACCGAAGACCGTTTCCCGGTCGATCGCATTCAAGACATTATCCGCCGGCTCCTGGCCGAACAGCATGCCGAGCTTTTCCCGGTTCCAATCGCCCTCACCCCGCACGGTATTGCGCAGCGCGGTCGTGTCATTCGCTTTTGTCCCGATCGCCCGATAAAGCTCGCCAAGCGCACTTTGACGCATCCGGGTTGGCACGGCTGACGGGCCGATCTGCATCCCCTGAGGCAATGCACCTTCCGTCAATGCCTCCTGAAGCTCAACGGGCCGCATCGCGCTCGCCTCGTTATTCAGGATCGGCCGGCCTGTCCCAAGCGCTTCCAACTGTCGCGATAGTTCGGAATAACCAGCGTCAACTTCCTTGATGCGCGGAACCGATGCCCTGAGCGCATCGTCGATCATCTGGCGGGCTTCGGTCAGCGCCGAAATGACTTTCGGATTCTGCTCCGTCGCCAAAACACCATCAATCGCCTGGCGAGTCTGAAAGGCAACGGAGGGATCGTTGGTTACGGCCTCCCCACCAAAGTCATTCAGCATGCCGCGGACGCGCTGAAGCTGGCGCTGTGCGTCCCCGCGCAACGTCGAAATAGAATGATCAAGGTCGTCGGTGATGGGCGTAAAATCGTATGGCACACGCTCCCGCATGACCGGGCCGTATCGCCGAGCCAACTGAGCGCGGCCGCCTTCAATCTCGCGCGCGATCTGAGAGGGAACCGGATCTGGGCCAAGATTGGTGGCGACATCGGCGCGCAGTCGGGTATTTGCCAGACCGGCGCGTTCATTCAGCGGGTCTACGATAATCCCGCGTGTCCCCGGTCGAGCTGCGGCACCGCGCGCAACGCCCAACCATTCCGGCGAAACGTCGGCGAGCATGGCCTCCGGGCCAAGGTTGTCGAGGGATGATCGATAGCGGGCAAGCTTGCCCGGGTCAGACAGCTCGTTGACGACATACTTTCGGCCCTGCTCTGACAGCGACGACAGGGCGTCATTGCTTTCGCCAAGGATTCGACGGGTGAGCGCGGATGCAAGCCTATTCGCACCGGCCGCCAGCGGTACAGTCGCCATTCCTGCGCCGATCCCGATCAACCCTTCTTTCATTCCTTGTTGAGCGCGAGCCGTCGCATCGCCCTCACCCGCTCCAAAGCCCTGAACCGCTCCAGTAGCCCCACCGGCAACACCACCTGAAATAAGCCGCGCTCCCGTGGAAACTCCGGTGTTCCCGAGAGCATAATTTCCGATCACCGGAGCGGCCTTCAGCAGAGCGCCGCCCGAACCCACGCCGCCTGCAATTTTCAGGCCTGTCGAGACATAGGGATGGTCGTTGTCGAACTCGTCGTCTTTCCGCCGCTGGATGCCAAGCGCCTGATCGTAGCGTTCGCCCCAAGTCGCGCCGGGAAGCTTCTCATATCCCCTATCCGGCAACATCGGGTCGATAAGCGGCGCCAGCGTTGCGTTTGTGGCAGCGTTCAGCTCGTCCAGATAAGAGCCAATACCGAGCGAACCGCGCGCGAGCGAACGGACGCCGCCCTCGATGCCGCCGGAGCGCTCTGGACGATTTCCGCGGCCGCCTGCAGCCATCTGTGTGGCAATCTCGTTGACGGTCGCCTCCTGATCCTCTGGAGAGAGGGTCTTGAAGCTATCATCAACCGTAATTTTGACGCCGTTGACGGTAAGGGTTGCCATTATTCAACGCTCCACTGGACGCCGGTCCTTGTCTTGAAGCCACCATTCGGCGTCGAGCCTTCCGGGACCTTATAGTCGGCCAGCGGGTTCTTGAGCTGACGGATCCGCTGACGCCCTTCGGCCGGCGTGATGGCCCTGTCAGCAACTGCATCGGCAATCTCGCCCATCTGCTGCTCATACTGCGCAATTCCGCGCATGGTCTGGAAGATGAGCTGGTTGCCTCCCGGCTGGTTGATGATGCGCGGCAGCGAAGCACGGAACATCTTGATATCGCCGTCGGACATCGTTCCCGATCCGGGAAGACGCTGTTCCGGAACCATCTTTTCGAGAAGAGCCGAGGCAGCCTGAATATCGCTGGTGCCTTCGCCGATCGGCACCCCCCAATCGCCCGCGAGCTTCTTGAACGCGCCCTCGGCGCCCTGTGGGACGTTGGCAAAGATGCTTTCCAGACGATCGATCTGCCCAAGTCGCCCTCTGGCCTGCATGCCGGCATCGGACATTGCGGCGAACGTTTCTGCGTTCTTCTTGTCGAGATTTTCGAAGAACTTGTCCCCCTCACCGCCGACGATGTTCGTCGTGTTGCTGGCTCCAGCCTTCTTGATTTCCTGCTGGTACTGCAGCCGACCGAGCGGGACACGGCCCGCGGCGCGCTCCTCGCTGGCATAGGTCTCATAATCCTGCATGTTTGCCGTCGGCTTGGGCGCGCTTTCATAGACCTTTTCCGGCGCACCACCGCGCGGATCGGTTCTTAGCACTGTTCCGTCCGGCAACGTTGTGTAGGTATATTTCGGGCCTTTAGCCTGATCTATCTGGATCTGGCCGAGCTGCAATTCCTGCTGATAACGCGGGTCACCCTGGCGCTGCTGGCGCTCGTAATCCTGCCGCGCCCGCCACGTCTGCTCTTCCTGCGCCGCGGCGGCTTCCTGCATCTGCTGTTGCATGACCATGCGCAGCGCGGCCTTCTGTCCGTCGTCGAGGAACGGGTTGCTGAGGAGCTTGAGCATTTCCGGATCGGGGCGATACGGCTGCACACGTGGCATCTGCGGCGGACCGGCCTGCGCGACTTGCTGCGGCGGAACAGATGCGACCGGCGGCGCGGCCGAGACATCGCGGCTCGGGAGCGGCGGAAGCGCGGTCCCCGTCTGCTGTGGCGGTAGAAATGCCTGCGGCTGCATGTCCGCGCCCATCTCGACCGCCGGGAGCACCTGACCACCTGAGGAAGCCGTTTCAGTCGTTGGCATAGCACCAGGATTCGGCGCGGTCGGGTTATAGTTCGGGGCGCTGACCTTAGGATCAACATACCCAGAGGCGGAAGCCTGACGCTCGATCGCTGCGGCGGCCGGAGGCATACCCACGGATGGGTCGAGGCTGGCGACTTCCTGCCCCTGCCCGGCGAAAGTCGGCAGATACGCGCTTGCATAGCTCCGCCGACGTGCTGCTTCGCCACCCGGCCGGTTATAGCCAGCAAACCGCCATGCATTGGCCATCAGGTCGGCCGCCTCCTCCGGGGATTTGGCGCTGTTGAGCTTCGCGACGAGCTGCGGATCCTCCTTCATGAAGAACTCGGCTTGCGTCTGGGGCGAGCCATTACCTTCCTCGCCCTTCGACGCGGCAAAGTTCCGGAGGTTCTGCAGCCGCTCGGCGCGCCAGGACATGACGCCGCCGGACGTGCCTTGCTCGCCGCTCTCGCTCGGATCGGCCCAGGAACCGCCGGCCTTCTTCGGAGACCAACCACTTTCGGCACGCCCGGTCGCGGCGACCGCTGCCAGCCCGTAGGGATTGGTCAGTCCGCCGGCCTTCACGGTGTCGATGAACGGTGAGAACGTCGAGCCGTTGTTCGACACGTCAGGAGGCGTCGAGGACGTCACCCGCATTGATCCATCGTCATTGACCTTCGGCATCATCGAACCGGTCGCGGTGGGCTGGCCGGTCGCAGCGGCGTTGCCGCCGCCGAGTATCCGCCCCAGGATGCTGTCGAACTGTGTGCTCGCAGCTGCCCTGCCCTCGCCCAGCGCCTTGTCGGCACGATACCGGCCGATGCCAGACGCAGCGCCCATCAGCAGCGCGCCGATGCCCTCTGGCACGTTCTTCGGCTGCATGCCCATTATGCGCTTGGCGAGCGCGTCTGCGGCCTCACGACGGGATTGCAGATCCTGGTAGGTCAGGCCGGTATTGCCGCCGAAAAGATATCCGACCATCAGTAGAGGCCTCCTTTGGGACCAAAGCCGAACAGCGCTCCAAGGTCCATGCTCTGCATCTTCGCCGTGCCGCCGGCAGCACCCGGCGCCGTCGGGAACTGGTTCTGCGGTCTATCCATGAAGCCGCGAAGGCCCATCCCTATGCCCGCTGCCAGTTGTCCTGCACCCTGGGGGACGCTCTGCGCCGGCTGGCCCATGATCTGTTGCGCGAGCTGCGCCGCCATCTGCTGGCGCCGAACGGCGGGGTCGGTCTGCCCCTGCTGCATGTAGCCGTAACGCTCAAAGCCGCCGTTCATCGCGCAGCTCCAGCGTTGAAGAGCGCGCCGTAATTCACACGGCGATAGCCATCGCGGCCTTTGCGGACGGCGTCGGGTCGGACCTTCTCGACTTCCTGGGCCATAACGCCGATCCGCTTCGGAGCGTTTTTCGGCTCACCCTTGTAGCGATACTCGTAGAGGCCGCCGACCTTCTTGATGTCCTTCTTGGCGTCTTCGTCCGACAGGCTGAACAGGCTGCCGATGCCGCCGAGGATGGACCCGAGGCCCGCCTGCTTCTGCTGATAGGCGGCAAGGTCATTCTGATATTTCTGGTTCACGAGGCCGGCATAATCGACGTTCGGCAGGCTTTGCCCCTGCGTCGGCACGAAGTTCGGGTTATCGACAGGCGCGCCGGCCAGCAGGGCGGAAATCTCGTTGATCGGCTGGCTGCGCTCGGCATAGGCCTCGTTCAGGTACTGAGACCGAGCAGCATTCTGAGCGTTGATGCGCGCCTGCTCGGCGTTGAACGTCTGATCCTGCAGCGCATTGTTGGCGCCGGTCGCGGTATTCTGGTTCTGGTACATCTGCTGATTGGCAGAGTTCGCCAGTTCGACGTTGCCCATATTCTGGGCATAGCCCTGTTGCTGCGCCGCGTTCTCGAAAGACGCCTTGTTTGCAGCCAGACCGGCAAGCCGTGACTGTTCCTGTCCTGCATTCAGGATCGCACCGTAACGAGCGTCGTTCTCCTGCCGGGTCGCAGCGTCGATAGCACGGTCGAAGGCAACGGAACCCGGCTGGAGGCCCTGGTTGATCAGTTTCGTTTCGAGCGCTTCTCGGCTCTGCGCCAGCTGCGGATTGATCCGCTGCATCAGCGCGTCTTCATATTTGCTCGTGTCGAAGTCGATGTCGTAGGTCTTCGTGATGTCGCCGGCGGGACCGGCGCTCGTCTGTAGCTGCGGACCGGCTCGGTATTGCTGATAGGTCGGCGCCGTGAGCGAGGAAGGGTCACCGGCTGCCGGAGCGCCGTCGAGCGAGAACGGGGTACCGAGCAGTGCGTCAAGCCGCCCGGACTGGTTGGCGGCAAGCGTGCCGAGGTTCAGGTTGGCTTTATCCTGCTGATCCTTGATCGCCTGCTGCGTCGGGGACAGGGTCTGCGTCACCGTCGTCGTCGGCACCTTGTAGGTCTGCCCCGTCGTCGGGTCATAGATGTCGCGGGACTCGCCATACTCATAGCTGAGCGTGCCATCCGGGGTGATCTGGTTGATGTTGCCCAGGTAGGAGTTTGCCGTGGCCGTGGCGACATTGGTCGCGGTCTGCGCTGCTGCCGTCTCGCGCGGGTCGGGAGCCTTCGGCGTCGATTTCTTACCCATGTGCCACCTTCCTGCGGTCCAGGCGTTCTTCCAGGCTGGTGTTGGCCTGGTGCTGCGCCCATGCATCATCTGTCAGCGTGAAAATGATCTCTGCTTCGTCCCGGCCATGAAGTCGGGGGATCTTGTAGGCGTTGAAGCCGAAGTCCTCGCAAATCTTCGCCATGCCGGTGTTGCTCTCGGCAACCCGGACAACGACCATCTGGCAACCAAGCTGCTTGAACGGATAATCGAACATCTCGCGGATGACGTTGCGGGTCAGCCAACGCTTGCTGATCGCCGCGACGGAGTATTCGATCACCCCGTGTTCGGGGAAATAGTTGTTGTAGACGACGGCCGCGATCAGCCTGTCTTTGTGGATCACCCCGAAGGAAACGAAATCCCCGAAGCCGCGCTGACAGCCGGGAATAAGGTTCATGACGAACTGCCCAAGCGCCGCGTTCAGCTCCGGCGTCTTCTGGCTCGCCCAAACAACCTCGATCATACGCTCTGTTCACCCGTCGTGATTTGAAGGTTGCCGAGATCAAGCGCCACCCGCAGCGCAACCGGGCCGCCGGAAACGATCACCGCGCCGATCGCGAGAGTGTCGCCGCTGGCGCGCACGTTCTGCCGATACTCGAATCGCTGCATTGAGCTCGGGTTGTCCCAGACCGCGACGTCCCATAGGCCCACATCCCATTCCGACGATCCGGCATCGCCGACGGAGACGACATTGAACGTCGGGATGGAGGTATCCCCATTGGCCCGGGCGAACAGCAGAAGCTCCGGCTTTTCCCGGGCCTTGATATACATCTGGCCGATCGTCGCTTCCTTGCGTTGGCCGAAGGCGCCGACCGCACGGAACTGCGACAGGTAGGACGCGATGAACGGCAAGCCGTCGTCTGTGCCATTGGTGTCGCCCTGCCATACCGATCCGGCGAGCGAGCCGAAGAAGATGCTGCCCTGAATGCTGCCATAGCAGGTGGCTTTCCAGTTGGTGACCACCGACCAGGCCCAGGTCACTACATTCAGGACAAAGGTCGTGTCGGGAACGACGATGTTGTTGGGGAAGGACACAATGACCAGCTTCTGTTCCGGCCAATAGGTCATCGACCAGCCGGTCGGCGCCGCGGTGGCTGCAGTGCTCCAGTCGTCCTCGATCGGGCGCGAGCGAGAGAACGAGGACAGGGCATCACCGTTTCTCTGGACAGCCTGCGACATCGGGATCAGCCCGGATACAGTCGCGATCAGGACGTCACCGCCGGCTTTGATGAAGGCGTTTTTCCCGAGCGGCTTGCCGATCTGATAGACGCCCTGAACTGTGAAGTTCCCGGCCACGTCAGGATCATCACCCTGAAAAACCGCGACCTCGCCCTCAGTCGTGACGAAGACGCAATATTCGTTCGGGCCGGTCCCGCTTTCGATCGACCAGTTGAAGCCCATCAGCAACGAGCCGCCGTTTTTCAGAGTTCCGCCGAGTGGGAAGACCTTCGCGGCACCGGAGATAGCAGCCGCCGGCAAATAGTAGGCGTCCATCGTCCCGGCTTTGACGAAAAACTCGCGGTTCTTGAACAGCCAGCCTTGCGAGAGCTGCGCCATCGTCGTCGAATCCGTGAACGTGATTGCCGGCGTGGTCCAGCTCGTACCGTCAAACACCCGGCGAGAGTCCGCACCGTTGGTGGCGATCAGATAAGCGCCGCCGGTGTTCGAATGCTGGAACGTGGACCAATCGCCGCCCGTCAGGCCGGTCACCACCGCCGCCGTGTTTGTCGGAGGCGCGGCCGGCGAGGTCATGTCATAGATCGCGTTCACCGTCGCCATGAACAGCTTCTCGGCGCCGCCGTATTTGTAGGTGAAGGCACTGACGAAATCGGCGCCGCTGGCAATGACGGCCTTCTTGATCGACCCGCCACGGATGCGGGCGCCGGTCAGCGTCGGAAGCCAATTCTTCAACACCGCCGCGGCGCCCGGCAGATCATCCGAAAGCGTCGTCGTGGTATAGAGGCCCTTCACGGGCGCCGGCAGCGTCAAGGGCGCCGATGCCTGCGGCGGGACGGCCTTCACCGGACCTCTGTTCGACTGCATCAATCGAGACGGGCGGAGCTTCATCCGCGGTCCTCCTCGGTCGCCGTGGCAAGGGCAGCCTCGAACTCGGCAAGCGGATCGTCGTAGTTCAGGCCCTTTTGCCGCTTCCACCGCCAGATGAGGTTCAGGACCAGCAGACGTTCGGGGAAGACAACGACATCATCGTCTGCGGTCCAGTCTGCTTTTTCGGTCCCGGTGCTGCCCAGGATCCAGTTCTTGGAGACATACGTGACCAGGGCACCGACAGCGGCAGCGGCCGGCGAGAACGCAATGGCCGCGGTGGACAGGTAATAATAGGGCTGCACCGACGGCACCTGCAGGACGACCGCCCACTGCGACGGGCTCTTGACGGGGCGTGCGAATTCACCGGCCGCCGTGAAGACTGCTCCGCCCTCAATCAGCCGGTCGTAGTCCGCCGGAAATGGGAATGGCGATGCCGACGCCGTGTCGGAGCGCTGGAGGGCCTTCCATGCAAACCGCTCTGCAATCTCCTGGCCGGCGAGCTTGGCAAGTTCAAGCATGGTCTGGGCGGCCGGATTGTTCGAGCCGTAGACGCTCGTGAAGCGGTCGAGCGAAACGACATCGCAAACGTCATTGATCGCTGTCAGGACCGTCATGGGGTCACCCCGCTCAAGGTGACCTGACCGTTGCCCCAGCGCGCCCGGTTATCAGCGAGCGTCAGGCCGGCCATAGCGTTTTCCTTCAACGGCCGCGCGCCGCCGACCAGTTCGCCGTTCTTGGCCCAGATGCCGATTTCCTCGACGAGTGCGTAGAGATAGGCGTCCGGCGCCTTCTCCAGCAGCCAGTTGGTCGGGCTCGTCGGCGTCAGCGGCGGGATCTTCGCATAGTAAGTCATGGTAAGGTTGCCGGTCGTCGTCGGCCGCGCCATGATCGTCGTGCCCACCACCGCATAACCCTGCGGATAGCCGCCATAGTTCCGGTAACGGTTCGTCAGCGCCTGGAGAGACCATGCGCCAATCGTGTATCCATCAGGGGTCAGCACCTCGCGCGCTTCGAGGAAGTCGGCGGGCAAGGTACCGTTGCCGTTCGTAAGCGCGACCGTTGCCACCGTCTCCATGTCGGCAATCCGCAGGACACGGTTCATCTTGGCTTCCGCCAGCGCCACGAAGCGAGGGAATAGATGCGCGACGTCATCGCGGCCGGAATACTCGCCCGCGTCGATCAGCAGCGAGGCGTAATCTGAAATACCGGCCATCAGGCGACCTTCCATCCCGTTGCTTGTTGATACATGCGGTTCCGATCGGAGAGCCGTGCCATCTCTTCGGTCACCCGGCGGATTTCATCAGACGCGTACTGATAGCCGCGGGGATCGTCCTCGATCGACGGTCGGCCGGCTTCCAAATCATGGAGTTGCTGTCGGAGCTGCGCCCACGTAACGGTCACACCCGACCCTCGAATGACCGCCAGGCGCGATTGTCGCTATCGTTCAGCCACCGGCTCACATAGGCGTCATCGCCTTCGCTATGGGCACGGACAAGGTTGGCGTGGTGGGCGTGGTTCGCCGGGACAGAGGCGATTTTCACCCAATCGCCGAACTTGTTGCCAGAGGTGGCATTCCGGGTGAACTCGTTTTCGCGGACGATGTTATCGACGGGCGTATCAATACGGAAAACGTATTCCTGCCCATCGAAATAACGCCAGACCGAACGGCCAGTGGCAAAGTCATAGTCGTGAAGTTCCCACTGGCCGTCACGGATCGTCATGGTCAGTCGTCCTCGCCGAGCGGGATTTCCGCCTTGCCTTGGCCGATAAGCTGCTTTGCCTTGCTCACCGGCACTTCGACGACTTCGCCAGCGGACTTGCGCTCGCCTTCTTCCGGCCAGTAGTCGAACTTGAGGCGAACCTCGACCATCTTTTCCTTTACCTTTTTCGGCTTCGGATCGGCGATGATAGAGGTGGGCGACGGCCCAGGCGTGATGCCTTCCACTTCCGGCGGAGCAGCATCATCAGGCAGGATAGGAGCCTGTTCCGTGGTCGAGGCCTGCCCCGGGTCAAGCGGTTTGTTTTTCGAGTCTGTCATGGCTTTCCTCCTTCAAGGAAAGAGGCGGCTCATCACCGCCCCCGTTTCGGATTAGACGGCCGCCGAGAACGGCGTGACTTCGGTACCCGTGCCGGAGCAGATCATCTGCACCTGCCAGGTATTGGCCGCGACGTCCTTCAGCTTGATCCGGTCACCCTTGATGCCGCCCTTGGTGGAGCCGTTCATGGTGATCGTGTCGGTGTCGACCGCGGTCTCGAAGCCGGCGACGGTATCGCCGGCATCCTGGGTCATCAGGCAGGCGCCGGTCATGATGTCGGCCGACCGGGAAACCTGAATGATGACGTTGTTCGACGTGACGGTGGTCCCGATCACGATGTCGAACTCGGCACCGGAGCCGGATGCATCCGGCAGGGTGAGCGTCGACCCGGCGGCACGGTTGACGACAACAGTCGCCGGTGTGCCATAGGTCGATGCATTGAGGGCGAGCGTTGCCGCCGTCAGGTTGAAGGGCAGATAGGTAGGCATGGGTTCGCTCTCCTTAGCTCGATGCAGTGAGGCCGAAGAGGTCTGCGGCGATGCCGAGGCCTTTTTCGTTGCTGACCTTCAGCGTGCCTTCGCCGATGATCACGCCCTTGTCGGCGTCACCGGTCTTCGCGACCTTCGTGTCTTCCTGGATCTTGCGGAGCCAGAGGAATTCAAGAAAGTCGGTGTCGAGGAAGAAGGCATTGCGGGCGAGCGCCGCCGTCGACTGGATCGTGCTCGGATGCACCAGCACCTTGCCGAACGGGCCTTCGTAAAAGTCCGCCGTTGCGATGATGGTGTTGCGCTGCCCCTTCGACTCGACCGAGTAGCGGAACGGAGCGACGTTCGCGTCCGACATGAAGGTCACGAAGACCGACTTGACGTAGGCGGAACCGACGACGTGCTTGAACTTGGCGCCGTTGTTGAAGCCCTGCTGCATCACACCGTCCATGATGGCCTTGGTGAATGCGCGCTGGGTGCCGTTCGTGGCCGCGACGGTGAAGCCGGAGACAAAGCCGCCGTTGGCGCCACCGGCACCGCGGGAGACGTTGCTGGTGATCCAGCTCGGAAGACCGCCCAGGCGACGGATCGCGCCGCCGACGGAGCCCTGGTTGGACACGATGGCGAATTCGGTATCCTTGCGGATCTCGACGCCCTTCTTGGCCTTCTGATACTTCCGCTTCTGGACCTTGCCGGCTTCGTCCACTTCTTCCTGCGTGCCGGAGATAATCCAGCTCTTGCGCAGGATCTGCGTGTAGTTTCCGACGCGGGCCGGAGCATCGACCTTATCGAAGTCGTACTCCTCACCTTCTTCGCGGGCGTTGTCGCCCGGTGCGGCAAGGTCGTCGGTTTCCCATTCGGGGTGAACGGACTTGGCCTTGCCCTTTTCGATCATGGAATAGATCGGGGTGTCTTCCGGCGTGATGCGGGACACCACGTCGGACAGTTCTTCTCGGTTACCGACCGCGTTCGTCGTGCGGACGGTGTTGGTGATGACAGCCATAATAGCCCTCTATGTTAAGGGGTCAGGGATGGACCGTCGGACGGTGAAATCGATCAGAAATCGATGTTCATCGCATCCTTGAGCGATCCGGTTCTGGTCAACCGAGCCATCGCATCCTGATTTTTCCGGGCCTGCTGGGCGTTCTGTCCACGGGCCTTGCCTGGCGGCACGGCGGGAGGAGCATTCGTCACCTTCTCAAGCGCCTTCTTCTTCGCCCGCTCCGCTTGCATGCCGAGGCGCGCATAGTGAGCCAGCTTGAAGTAGCGATGATCGGTAACATCCCGCATTTCCTCATCGGTCCAGCCGAGTTCGCGAGCGGTGGCGAATGCATCCTGGAAGAATGCTTCGCGGCCGTCATCGGTGGCGGTCTGAGGGAAGGCTTCGGCGAGCTTTGCGCTTTCCGTCGCGAGGAGGGATTCGCGTTGCTCGTTCGTCAGAGCTCCTGAAACCTGCTTCGGCACATTCGCCATTTCGAGGATCTGGTTGACGCGCTGAGCCGCAACGTCAAAGACCGCCTTCTGGCGCGTGTATTCGGCAGGGTTCTGCATCGCCAACATGTGCGAAGGCTCTGCAGGCATCTGACTGATCAGGAAGTTTGCAATTGCAGTGGCCGTTCCGACCACACGGTTGGACATCTCTTCCAGGCCGCGGCTTTTGTTCGCCGTTTCCTGGGTCTTGAGGCGGTAGTCGCGCTCACGCATGTAACCGAGCTTCAGTTCCTTCACAGGAACCTGCTCGCCGCCCTTGAGCGTCACGAGGGTTTCGTCGAGCTTGTCGTCGGCCGTCGGTTCCCCGTCGCCGTCTTCATCGCTGTCAGCATCCTCGTCTGCGGAGCCGTCGGACTCTTGGCCGTCGTCATCGTTCTGATCGTCGGCCGCATCCGTCTCGTCTGCGATCCCGTCTCCACCTTGTGCCGGGTTGGCCTGTTCTTCTTCAGGCTCCCAGAAGTTCAGCGTTTCGGGGTTGTCGATGTCCGAGGGTTCAACGGTTTTGCTCCCGCCGAGGTCCGGCAGGTTGGCACTTTCGTTTATGGTCATGGTTTTCCCTTGAGGGCTTGGCGCCGGCGTTATGCGGGCGCTCGATTTGCACCAGCCTTGGCTTCCTCCGAGAGGTGGTTGAGCTTGCTGCGCAAATTTCGGATGGCGCGAACCTCTGCCGCGTGGGCAGCGCGCGCCTCATGATCTGTCGCCTTTGCATTCACGCAGGCGTTGATGGCGGCTGTCTCGATCTCGTCGAGCAACAGCGTGAATAGCGGATTGTCGCGAAGCGCGCGGGCAAGAGCGACCTTCTCAGCGTCCCTCATCCTGGCATCCCTCCGAGCTGCGTCGGCATGATGTGACCACCTGAGAGAACTTCCGCCATGTTCTGGCGCTGCTTCAGGGCAATCTCCTGATCGATCTGGTAGCGTTTGAGGCGTTCCTCCTGCTGGAGCCGCGCCATGGCGATACGCTCCTCGCTCTCGATCTTCATCTTGTCAGCGGCCGCATCGGATTGGATTTTTGCCTGCTGCAGCTTCAGCTTCTCCATTTCCGGATTCGGCTTTGCCGCCTCAGCATCCATCATCTTCTTGATCTTGGCCTCGTCCGGTTCGGTGAAATACTGATCGACGGATCGCAGGCCTGAAGCTTCGACGAGCTTGGTCAGAGCGTTGTAGACGTTCTTCGGCGTGACGAACGGGTTATCGACGGCACCGAGCTGGGCCAGAAGCTTCTCCTGAAGCCCGGTGATCATCTGCATCATCATCATGTCGCGCTCACGGGTGCCCGCACCGAGGCCGGTGTTGACCGTGACGTCCATGTCGCCGTTCCATGGGCGAGGATCGAAGGTCACCCATTTCTTGCGCAGCCGCACCGTGCGCGGGCGGTCCTGGTGCTTGATGGTGAGCTTGAGCAGCCCCTTGAACACCCTGACCAGGCCGCGGGCGATGGTGCGCGCCATAAGCTCGGTCTGTCCGATACCTGCCTGTTCGAACATTGCGGACGCCTTCGCCGTCATGTTCTGCAGCGCGTCCGGCGCAAGCCCGCTCGATGCGTCGGAAATGCCGGTCACGTCCGACATCTCGCGATCGAAATAATCCATCATCTGGAACGAGCTGGCGGCAACGAAAGGCACCTGCGTGAAGCCGAGCGCCGCACGGACATCAACGCCCGCGTTCACCCGGATTGGCTTGCCGAACGCCGGGTTCAGCACTGCTTCGGGGTTTACCACCGCTGTTTCATCCACGATCGGCTGCGGCTTGTTCTGCCAATAGATGTTGTCCAGGCTCTCCCGAAGCAGGACCGTCTTGACCTTCTGGCCTTCCATCGTGTCATCGGAGATCGACGTGCCTTCGCGCTGATGCGGCCGGCGCTCCGAGATGATGTCGGCGAACGGGACCTCGTCCCATTCCTCGTTTTCGAGCAGATAGTCTTCCTTGATACCGCCGGCGTAGACCATGCGGCGCAGCTCGGCGATTCCGTCGTCGTCCTGGTCGATACGGACATAAAGCTCGTAGTATTCGATCTCCTGCAGCGACTTCGCGAGCGTGCTGGAGTCGTCGTTGATCAGATCACGGCGCCGGGTGTCTTCCTCGTCGTCCTGATCGATCGTCGAGCCGGCAATCGGCAGGTTCTCGATCGTGTCCCTGTCGTAACCGAGCGCGACCAGTTCCGACCGACGGAGCCGCATGTTGATGCCGGTCAACGGGCTTTCGACGATATCCAGCGCGTCGGGATGAACAAGCAACTGCTCCGGCGGCACCGCGCCAAGGCGGGTTCGGCCCTTTTCGCACCGCTTGCGGATCTTCACGTCATACACGGTCTGTGGCTGCGGCGGCTGGCCGTCACCGGCATCCATCATCTCGACGCGCGTTTCCTGCTCCAGCACCGTCACGTCGTCGTCTGCGACCAGTTGCACCAGCGACATTTCGTCGAGGCCCGTGTGCTTCGTGACCGAGACGAAAGCCTTCTTCTCGAACCACCAGCGAATGATACCATTGCGGAGCTTCAGCGCGTCGTGGATCGCATCCTCAACCGCCTCGTATCCATCGCTCTCCGGGAATACCACGTTGCTGATGTAGTCGGTCGCCTGCTCTGCAAACGGTTCGTCGCCCTCGGCAACCGGCTGATACTCGGCAATTCTGTCATTGCCCAGGATCGTGCGGACCAGCGACGGCAGCACCTTCTTCACATGGGCGCGCACGTCACGGCTGACGACTTTGGAGCGGCCGTCTGTGACCGGAACATCATCCATCTGGCCGTCAAAATATTCTGTCGCCTTGTCGCGATCGATCGACAACTGCTCGCGATAGCTTTCGCACTCCTTGACCAGGTTCGCGATTGTCGGGGTCAGATTGTCTTTCTCGGTCTCAGCCATCAAACAACCTTCTGCGGTGTGAAGTCCCATGAGCCGGCGGTCGGCTTTACGATGGCCTTGCGCAGCATCATGAGCGCGTACCGAGACGCGGAAATTGTATCGTCACGCTCTTTGACGACCTTGCCGTCCTTACGATGGTAAAGGCGACGTTCCTCAAGCCAGGCGCCACAGGTGCGGAACACCTTGAACCGGCCAGTCTGCATTCGATCGAGCATGTCCATCAGGCCCGCCTCTACGCTGTTCGAGCCGTCCAGAAACGTTGCGCGCTCCGGCAGCATCTTCAGGCCCTGCGCCCTGTATTGTGTCGCGAGGTTCTCGCCGGCAGCCGTGTCATTGTTCCCGTCATGCGGCCAGGCCCACGGCATCCATATGCCCCAAGGCTTCAGCGCCGCGGCATGCAAGATCGGTGTAGCCTGCCTCTGGCGATAATCCCGCGTCAGGTAGACGATGTCGCTGTCCCGGTCCCAGGCTAGACTTGCTGCCGCCGTTGGGTGGTCCCATCCGAAGTCCAGTCCGCCGATCTGCGGCCAGTGCTTCGGGATGAGGAACGGATCAACGACAATGTCCTCTTCCAGGATCGGGAAGATCAGACCGGAGCCGAGCGTCGGAACGCCCTTCGTTCGCGCGTCGCGCTCGTGCGCCGGATAGCTGGCAATGATGCGCTTTCTGTCCTCTGGCGTGTAATGCTCGGCGTCCTCGATCGTCATGGTGATCACCCGACGATGCTCCGATGCCTCCAGCAGATACCGGGCGACGACCGCGCTCATCCCCTTGAGCGGCGTGAACGTGACGGCGATCAACCCGCCCGTTGCGTTCGTTCTCGTGATCCCCTCAAAGTACACGTCTTCCGGTGGCTCCTCGTCAAACCAGACGTAATCGACCGTGTTGGCCTGCCATTTGCCGCGGCCCTGCTCATAGGCCTTGAAGAGCAGCGTCGATGATCCACCCGACGCATGCCGAACGGTGACGCTATCGAGTGCGCCAGAAACGCCCGACCGGCGCGTGGTGGCGATGATGTCAGCCTTTGGGATGTAGCCGGTGCCCCACTCCTCCTCGTTCATCGGAGGGCCGATGAGCAGCCGCTGCACACCGTCGCGCGTCAGTTCGTAGGACTCGGAGCCGGCCAGCATCACGATCGGCTTGTTGAACCGCTTGCCGTTCCACCCTTCCGGATATCGGCCCGTCAGGTGCATCGCGGCTTCGGCAGCACCGGCCAGCGTCTTACCAAGCTGGTTGCCGGCCATGAACAGGCGCTCGCGATAGGCAGCGCCGGCTAGGTGGAATTCCTTCTGCTTTGCGTACGGCCTGTAGGAAGCGAGGCGATTAGTGCGCCGTCTCCGGTCCATCTCTGCCAGTAGCTCGGCCTGCTCCCTCAGCATCAAGGAAAGGTCGGATCGCGGCATCAAGGGTCCGGATGCGCTCAAGGAGCTGCTCATCCGTCAGGTCATCCATCTGGTTGATGTTTACGTTCAGGTCCTTCGGCATCAGAGACGCCACGACCTTCAAGAAATCCTGCGGGCGCTTCTCGATCACCGTCTGGATTGCCGCCGGCCCCTGGCTCTCCCAGGCGGCCAGCAGATCCTCTATAAAGGCCTCGCCCAGCTTGCTACGGGCACCCTTGGGCCTCCCCGGGTTACCAGGCTTGAACTGGTACTCGACGGGCGGCTTTCCCTTACCCGTTTCCTTCCCGTTTTTTCGGGGATCGTCAGCCACTTGGGCCTCTCAATTCGCGAGGGGGTGCGGATATCTCATGGTTGCTCCCCGATAGACATGCAACCTAATTTGTGGTGATCTACCCGGACAACCATGGGGGAATCTGATGAAGTATACGACTTTCGTCCTCGGTGCCTTGGCAGCCGTTGCAATTCAGTTTTCAGCATCCGCGGCGGATCTCACTCCACCCCGCGCCAAAGAGTCATCCGACGGTATTAGCAAAGCGCGTACCGGGGTTTGTAATCCGCCGGCCAGATACAAAGAATGCAAAGGCAAAGGGTTCAGCAGCAACGTAACGGAATGCTGCCGAAATACCGATACCTGCGGATACGGGGCTTCGGGTTATCCAATCTGCATGCCGTGACATTGTCGGCTTGATCATCGTCGCTCAGGAGGGCGGAATGAACGATAATACAGATGCAGTGAACGAGCTATCTTTAGGGGGCGTCGGAGGAATTCCTAAGCGCCCTCAACTCATCACCAGCTACGTGCCCGGCCCCGCTGGCGACGGAAAGGCAACTCTGTACATAGGCGGCTCGACAATCAAAGTCACTGGCATCACTAGCGTCGACGTTTTCCAATTCTCGGAGCACGACCGGCGCCTTTGGTTAAACATCCAGTCGAGAGATGGCAACGGAGGCGAATATATCCTCGGTAGCGACGACAGTTGTCACTTTGGGATGGCCCGTTCGGTTCCGCTGTAGGCGTTGGTTCAACAATGAAGCGAAGCATGAGGCTCACTTCATCCGTGGCCATGTGCGGACTTCTCATGCCGGGCGTTGTTCAGGACAGGCATGGGCTAACCTTAGGAGGAAGACAACATGCGAATGCGAGTAACCATCAGAGACACGAAGAATCCCGACAGATCCGTGGTGCTGGAATTTTCGGCATCCGAGGAGAGGGATATAGCCGCGAACGTCAAAGCCGCCGGTGACAATTTCCGTATGGAATACCCAGACGTGCCATTCGACGACAAGATGATCTCTCTCGACAAAGCGTGATATGAACTGCCGAACCGGGCCTTCGCCCGGCACACCTTATCGGGTATGAGGGAGCATTACAGACTCACGCCGCTAAACATTCGGCGGCGGAGGTACAGTAATTTGCTCCGCGGTTGCGGCGGCGCTCTGTGGACTACTGTGGGCATCTTATTCCCTATTGCCGAATCAGCCGTGCAAGTGGTTGCGTGTCCTCCCAACTGGAGGAGATGTAACGATGTGGCTCGCGCTTATTTCGATCACCGGCACCAACATGTTTGTGAATATCAACCGGGTTGGCGGAATTTGGGAACAATCAGATAGGAGCGCCAAGCTTCTGATCGATGGAGAAGAGGTTTACGTCCGCGACAACTATTCAACAATCGTTGCCGCGATTAAGACCGCTCAGCCTTTTCTTAACCCATATTCCGCCAATCACGAGAGCTGAGCCGGGCCGCAAAGCCCGGCTCCATTGGTGAGTGTTGAACGCCTGACATGCATCACCTTTGCCGGTCTGTGCGGCCGTGGCAATCTACGTGTGACAACAGATAGGGGTGGCCCGTATGCCGATGCAATCTCGCTGGCAGGCCCCGGTTAGCATCTAAGCCAAGCTCTTTCGGCGAAGACCGACACAATCGACGGGATCGAAATATGTGAGCGCTTGAATAACTAAAGTCTTCGTCTCATCTAAGACTGCGCTTTCGCCAAAAGGGCGTCAAAGCCCGGCCAAATGGAGGATCAACATGGCAATCACCCCGGTTCGGCTCACGGTAAAGTCACCATTCCAAAGAGATGGGCACGCGATCGATGCTGCCGACTATGCCGGGCGAGAAATTTCTCGTCCTGATGTTAACTCCTCTGGCGGCCTAAAGACAACCTACCTGTTAAACGCCGTGGTACCAGTTCGGCAAGACACAGCCATCAGCAACATGGGTTTAGAACTGGACGTCACCGATCTTGTCGATTCCGGCCAAATCGAGGTGCTTTGACCGCGCCGCTCCGCTGCTTAGAGGCTTCGCCTTTTCATTGAGGACGAGTGCCACTGGCGCGCGCCCAATTCCGGCCGGCGGGAAGGCAATGTGTCATCAGCCATCAGAACCTAAGCTTGAATTCTACCATCTTCGCGCTGTCGACTTACGACAGATTCCGTTGCAAACTTTGAACCTTAAAAAGGGAGCTTCAAATATCGTGACCCTTATTCATCTAATTTGGCTCCTCGGCCACGCCGTTGCGATTTATGGATTGGGCACAATGATCATCCAGTCGCTTTACGATGTTGGCCTAGCCTCTCCAGACATCTATGCGCCATTGCAGAAGTGGACAGGGGCTTTCTTGGCAGCCGCGTCTATAATATTGGTGTCGGTCTCGATTTATTTCGAGAGAGACTGGCGCCCTCCGCCAAGTTCCTTCTCGCGGACAAGAACTGCGCCACTATTTATTTTTGTTGGCATCATCTATCTTGCCGTTTTTCTCTTTAGCAAGGGATCAATCAGTTCCTCTTATGCTGATGGTTTGAGTGCCATTGCGCTAGGGGGATCACTAATCCGTCTTACTGGCGTTCCTTACGGCTATGAAAACAGAAGTGATATCTGACATAGAGACTGCACGTTGGTAATCGGCCCGCGACCGACCCGGCTATAGTCACGCAGCCAATTTTGGGCGCATTTCTGGATTGGTAGGAAAGCAACTAGCTTTCCCGTGGCCCCGTGGGTGACATATCGCCCCCAACAGAAAAGACAGGCCCGCAAATCAGTTGCGCACAATCTATGCCACAAGCCTCAGATTTGCAATGCTCAGCTCGATTTCCTGCAGGCCTTCGAGGTTTTCAACCACAGCTTTGACGGCCTTCTTGCCTTTCGGCCTGACGACGTTGGCGTAATAGCCAGCGAGCGGGCCGCTCTCGATCAGAACGCGTGAGTTCGGCTTGAGCTGCGTGATGGTCGGCGGACGCATGACATCGAAGTCGCCGCGGTTCTGCGCCTCGCACATTTCCAGCACATTCGCCGTGGGGATCGGGATCGGCCCTTGGTTTCCGCCCAGGATGGCGATGACGTTGTCCATTGCCCGCAGGCAATCGAAATCAACGTCATCGTTCAGGGCGGCGAAGATGTACTGACTGAAGATCGGAAATCTTCGCATCATCCATTTTTTCGTCTGAAAATGCTTGATCTCTTTCCGCATGACCGGCGCTATCACATCGAGCCCGATAGCTTCCAGCTCCTCGATCGCCATGGCCTGACGACCTGGAGCCGTCCTTAGAACATACCACATTTTGAACCTCGACCGTCCCGTTATGATCTAACGTTACGCATAGCACATTCTTGGAATCATTGCACTATTGGGACATGACGCGGCGGTATTCTTCCGACAGATAATCACCGATTTCCTCGGACCGTCCCGGGACAGTCACATGACTTATGCCCATCATCGATAGCTCGTCCGCCCGCTCGTTACCGACGATCCCGCTATGGCCTTTGCACCATGTCAGTTTCAGGGGATAGATCGTCAACACCTCGTCGAGGGACCGCCACGGCGCCGGGTTCTTGATCTCCTCCTTGCCGCGCTTCCAGCCCTTGGCCCTCCACTTGTGCCGCCAGTCGTTGCAGCCATCGACGACATACCGGCTATCCGAGTATAAAGCCGCCTCCCGGCCTGCGCAGTTCACGACCATCCAAGTCAGAGCCCGCAGCGCGCCTTCCAGTTCCATACGGTTGTTCGTGGTCTCGGGATCGCCACCGAAATCGCTGTGGATCTCAGCGCCGTTCTCATAGGCGACGAAACCCCAGCCGCCTGGGCCAGGGTTCGGTTCGCATGCGCCGTCGCAATAGACTTCGATCATTGGGCGTTCGGTTCCTCGTCGAGCAGGATTTGCCGGTCCCAGCCCTTCCAGGCGCGTTCGCGCATGTAAGACACTTGCCGAGCAGCGACGATATCGCAGACGCCGCCGACGCATCGGGCGGCGGTGCTGTTGGCGCTTTCGATCGTGGGGAATATCCCTTCGCCCCACACCTTCCAACCGCCCGCGCCATTCGGTACGACGATAGCGAAGCCGTTTCGGACGTTCTGCCCGTAGCGATCGAGAACTCGCAAGTCGAAGAGCTTGTCCACCTTGTCCCTGATTTCGATAGATCTCAGAACCACCAGCCCCGCGCCTCCTGTGCGCGGCGCTTCAGGAGCGCCCGCCGTTCCGGCGTCAGGTGGACATAGGCCGGACGCCAGTTCATCGGAACCGGATAAACCCGCTCTGGAGGATCCAGCCGATACCAGCAGCCGTCATGGTCGAGGAAATAGTGTCTATCCTCGGTTTCGAAGTGCCCCGCCATGTCGTCGAAAAGCAGATCGCAGATGAGGCCTCCGGGCTTCGCCGTGTGCATCGGCCGCCATGGATTTTCCTTGTCCCGGGCTTCCCGGGCTTGGCGTTCAGCGATGGTCATGCTGCACCTCCAGGACTGCTTTTCTCGGAAACCTTCGGGCGCCAGGTAGAGCCGAGTTTTCGGCATTCTTCATATATCGAGAATATGTAGTCCGATTGTTCCAGATCGATTTCTGCGTCCGGGATAGAGGCGTTCTGCATTTGCCGTTCATGGGCGCTAAGTGCGCGAGACAGGATGTGTTCAGCCTCGCGACCGCTCCGGGACTTCGACAACTGATCTGCTATTTTTCGGGCATGTCCGGAGCGTCGTTTCGACGGGAACGGGATGATCAAGGTCATGCTGCTTCCTCTCTATCGAACTCAGTTTCGATAAGCCGGTAGGCTCGCCCAAGTATCGGATCCCCTTGGTGGTGGTCTTCGCCGCCGCCCTCGTGGATTTCTTCGAGCCGGCGGCGGATGTCCTCCGCAAGGCCGCGGCTGAAACGCCGGCCGGCACTGACTTCCCTGTCGAGGGAACCGAGGAACCCGTAATCTTCACGGGTTGCGAGGATACGACGACCGACCGCGTCGTCCTCTTCTATTTTTGCTTCAGAGTGAAGCCTAGATAGGGATGCGTCGTCTTCCGATTTTTCGGAAGTGACGCCGACCCGGAACATGGGTTTTTTCCCAGAGTTCGGCTCCGAGAGTTTGGGTGCAGTTTCCTGCGCCAGACTAGGTGCAGTTTCCTGCGCCAAGTAGGTGCAATTTTCCGCGCCCAATTTTTTGCTCAATCTCTCTTTTCGCTGAGTTGAGGTTACGACCGCGACCCTACTCTTAGCTTTCCCTTCATATTCGGAAACCACCTCGCTCAACCGTTTCCAAATAATCTCATAGGAACTGCTTTCATTCTTTCGCAGCTTCCTGGACACAACACCGAGCTCAACGAGTTGCTGAACTGCGGTCTGAATTGTTCTACGGGAAAATCCCGTCTCGTCGCGCAGCCTTGCTTGCCCCGGATCACAGCGACCAGTCGTCGCATTGGCATGCCAGATAAGCCAAGCCCCGACAGTTCGTGAAGCCGGCGCGAGCTTCGGCATCCAATGCAGCGCATAGAGGGCCTGCATCTTCTGCCCCTTGGCTGGAGCCTTAGCCATTCAGCTTCCCTCCCGAACGGAGCTCTTGCGCCAGCTTGCAGACCTCACAGCTCTGGAGAGCCGTGAGGCTGAATTTCTGCCGGATGGTGTTGATCGGATTGGACGGCGCTACCGTCTGTTCTGAGAGCCAGCGCGCCGCAGCGCTGACCCGGCCGTTGTCGTGAGATCCGTCCATCAGACAGTCGCCCCCGTGTTATCTTCGAGGATTTCGACCTTGGAATGGAGCTTGTATCTCGCGTGGGTCCCCGAAAACGTGCCGCCGTGCTTCTCGTGGACCGTCTCGATGGTAAAACCCATCTTCTTCCGCAGGAGGTACGTGTAATGACTCCAGCGCGGGCCAGGATGGTCAATCGGCGTACAACCATGTTCGCCAGCGGCGATCAGGTTTTTGAGAGCCCACGCCGCCCGACCAGAAGCTGTGATCGGTAGGCCACTAACCTCGTTATTGTCGTCCAGGCACTGGACTCGAAGCGAGTATTGCTGCTTAGCTGGTTTTGCCATCGATGATCCTCGTATCGTTGATGGAGGGGAGTGCCGCGGCTCGCCGCGGTTGACGCTCGATATGGGCAGTAGGGGATGTGCTTGCCGGCTCGGACCCTGCTGCCTTTCCTGTTTTGAGGCGCATCATGCGGCCCCCTTGAAGCGCCGCCGCTCCCACGCAATGATCTCATTTTCGTTGAACAGCCGTCGTTTGTTGATGACGAGCGGCCGAGGGAATTCAAGCTTGTCGTCCTTCAGCCAACGGTGAAGAGACATTTGGCAGATCTGGTATCGCTCTAAGACCTGCTTGGCAGTCAAATAGGCCATGTATTTAGAACTCCCTTTCTTGACGGCGAACATTTCGCCACTTGCGATACCGATTTATAACACTTCGGAAGAATCGCTTTGGCCTTTGCGGTCCTTAATCCACAGGCAAGTTTGTTCTTTATTTGTTTCATTTTATTCCTAGACTGCTGTCAACAGCCTCGTAGATTATTTTTCTCCTCCAGCGTCCGTCGCGGCAAGGAGCACATCGCGAATCCAGTCGCTCAGCGTGGCTGCACCAGCCGCCTGCCAGGCGTCCTGCAATCGCTCCATCTCATTTTCCGACACTAAGACGACGATCCTTTTGTCCCGGCGCTTCTCGCGCCTCAGATGCTCCGGCACTGGCGGACGACCCATGGAACTACCCTCGTTGTTAGCTCGTCCTCCATAACTGACAACAGTTTTAATTGCAATATTTATGTGCGCGTCTATTGACGGCTATTAACTATGGTTGTTAATATGTGTGCGTTAACTGATTGAGGAGACCATAATGCTCACCAACGCAAGCGGAACGAAGATCCTCATCCCGACAGGACGCGGAAGCTATGTGTTCTTCGGCGAGAAGACGCTGGAGAAGCTGCTGGCCTCGTTCGATCGGGCGCACCCGGAACATACTGTCATGACCAAGGAGGAAGTCATTGCCGCCTATCGAGCGGCGGAAAAGCAGGCAGCAAAATAAGAGCGGATCAGGAAGGGAGTCCAGCCCCTCCCCGATCCAGTCAAACCCGAAACCCTCGTAAGGAAACGGACATGAACAAGATGACGACTACCACAATCGCCGCAACTACGGAACAGGCTTTGAGCCGCCGGCAAATGCTCATTGGCCTTGCTGCAGCCTCTACCGCCGCCGCGACCGCCGTCATGCCCTCTCCTGCCCTGCCCGCCCAGGTCATGGAGAATCCTAAGCTTATCCGTCTTGGTGACGATCTGCCGAAGCATATTGCTGCATTTGAGACTGCACGGAACGATCGACTGGCAATCATAAGGGCATGGAAGCACAAATGGCCCCTGGCGCCGGACAGTATCACCGAAATCCCAGATTTCGACACTCCTTTCCATTCCGGGAAAGAGCTGGATATGTTCGGAGCGCCGTTCAAGCGTCCGGGGGAAAAGCATCCTCGCTTGATATCGTCGGGATGGCGTATCGAGAGCAGCGTCAAGTCGGCGAGGCGCGCGCTGCGGTCCAAGAAGATGGCGCAATCCGGCCATGTTCAGGGCATGCCCTACGAGCAATGGGAAGATATCCTGAAAGAGGCGCTGGCGGTCGAAAAAGCCCACAACGAATACACGACGGCGGTTGAGGATTTCTATTTCCTCTCAGGCTACAAGGCCGCTCACGCCGCTTTCAACGAAGCAGCCGAACGCCTCGTTGCACACGTCAACGCTATTCTTCGCCAGCAGGATTACTCGATGGAAGGCATTCTGGTTAAGGCGCAGGCGATACGCCTTCAAGCCGACCCGGATCTGACGTTGAGGTCGATCGTAGCCGAGGGCGGCGGGTTGAGCTCGTGGGCCGCGTCTCTTGGTGAATCCATCCTGCGGCTTGCAGGCGAAGGGAGGGCATGACATGGAAACCAGCAACCCCACGCTCACCAACCGCGAATCGACGACAAAACAACGGCTCAACCACCTAGTCGAGAAGTTCCTCGCTGACGCGAAGGAAATCGATCCCACGATCGACGGAGTATATATTGGCTATGACGGGCCGGCGTTCGATCGGCCATTCATCGTGAGTCTTGTTATCAATCTTGAACGAGCCGATGGGTGGAAACTGAGGGAGCACCAACCGTCATAATTTCCATCCAATCCGTGCGTTGCCCGCTTCACAAATGGAGCGGGCATTGTTATGCCGCCGTTACCCCAAACGTTACCCGGGAATTGGCGCAAAACCTTTGATAGTCGCTATCTTGTTGAAATCGTTGGCGACCCCTGCAGGACTCGAACCTGCGACCTGCTGCTTAGAAGGCAGCTGCTCTATCCAGTTGAGCTAAGGGGCCGATCTCGGCTGCGGCGCCCGGAG